CATGTTTTTATGTTTTTAAGTCCTGATACTATTGTATGTTGAGTAAAGCACTTAAAATACTGACTTAATATAGCTTCACTTAAAGCACCACAGTTTATTATTAAATCATATTTATTTTCTTTAAAATCATCAGACATTTCAAAAGTCCATTGTCTGTATAATTTTCTAAACTTACCCTTAACTAAACTTAATCTGTATCTAAGAGCTTGTTGCCTATGTTTTTGTTCTATTGCATTGGTTTTTTGTAAACCTTGATTACCTCTATGTATATATTGATAACTAGGATACGCTTCATTGAAATTATCAATTATATCTATAGTATGATTCTTAGTTAATTCTTTTACTAAATGACTGCCTATAAACCCAAGACCTCCAGTTATTAGTATATTCATAGTTTACCTTTAAAATGTTTACTACTTTTTTCTACATAATCTCTTTGCCAAGGAGCATCTAACTCTAAAAATACATCTTGTATGTAAGGTCTAATACGTTTACCTAACCATTGATATGGTAATTTATTATCATCTTGAAATAAAACATCACGTTTTGTTATCCAAAAATTACCGTTACAATAGTATATATCTCCTGCACTATTTTTTTCATTAATAGGTATATTACTATTCTTTATCTGTTGTTGTGGTATATAAGTATCTAATTCGTCATCAATAATTTTCATTGCACGAAAAGGATTATACATATTTTGTTTACTAACACTTACTATACTATCATAATCTTCTAACATAGTAATAGCTTCTGTTAAACATTTACTATCTATACCTGATACATTGCCTAATAATAGTACTATAACATCTTGTTTACCTATATTATCTTCAATGATATTAACTCCATGACGCATAGCGTCTAGATGACTATCATTATCTCCACATAGATTCTTTGGTCTATCAATAACATTAAAATTATATGTTTTAGATAGGCTCTTAATTATTTCGTCATCTGTACTACACCAAACACTATTAATTAAAGAACAATTTATAGCTGCTTTAATACTATGTGCAAATAAAGGATCTCCATTTATCTCAAGTAAATTCTTTTTTGGTATACTTTTTGAACCAGCCCTTGCAGTTTGTAGCGCAGTAATTTTCATTATTAGCCTATAGCTCCCCTAACCCATGCTAATGCCTCTGTAGCATTAAATTTAGCGTGTACATGCTTTAAATACACATCATTTTTAAAAACCATTAAACATGGCATTCTGTTTGGTTTTTTGCAGTATCTTTGTAGTCTGCTATCACTTTCATTTGCTAACTCTGTTTGTAGTCCAGAAATGTCATCTGCTATTGACTGTAGTTGGTTTTGTATATATGATGAAGTTTGTGAATCAGCGAAACCTACTAATTTATGACTCATTTAATTTATCCTTTAAAAACTCTACTTGTTCCGTGAGTATTTTGATATTTTCTTTTAATTCTACAATTTCTTGATGGAGATAAGTAATATCTCCAGCTTGGTCGGTAGCTAACTCGTTAATAGTAGCATTAACTTGTCTAATTTCAAATTTTAAATCTTTTTCAGTTAAATACATAAAATCATTATATCTTAAGAAAATTGATAGGTCAATATAAAACTGACTTTATTCTTTCCAGTTCTTCATCTGTTAGATAGTGATGACAAGGTAGATGAACAGTAGAAGCACAAAAATCTACTGTTTTTGGACAATCATCCTTTTTATGATTTAACCAAGGTAGTAAATGAAGAGGTTCTTTAAAAAATGTTCTAGCAAGACACTTTACAGAGTTTAACTTTTTTATTACCTCTTCTACTTCACAAGAAGGTACACTCATTGTATATCTCTCCCAAACATAGTTTTCTCCAGATATAAAGCCATAGGGAAGATTATCTTTATACCAAGTAGCAATCTGTCTTCTACGCTCTCTATACTGATTTTGTTCAAACAATTCTATTTCTTTTAATAATACCCCACAGGAAGTCATATCCATGTATGACTTTGTACCTACGCAGTGTATTGATTTATCACGTCCTCTACCATGAGCAGAAATTTCATATATTCTTTCGGATATTTCATCAGAGTTAGTACATATAGCACCCCCTGATCCTAAAGTTCCTGGATACTTAGTAAAGTCAAAAGAAAAACATGCAGTAGAACTCATAGATCCAGGAATATAAGAATATGGTTCTCCCATATAAAATGCAGGAGCAGCATCCTCAATTATATGTACTCCCCATTTATTACATATATCTACAATTTTATCTATTCTTGCTACTGTACCAAAATTATGCACAATAATAACAGCTTTTGGTTGTACTAATGGAATCATATGACTTAGTTGTTCTAAATCAATATTACCTGTCTCATCTATGTCACAAAATCTAATTTTACGATTCATAAAACTAACAGCATTAGCAAAGGCTCTCCAACCATATGAAGGTACAATAACAGTATCTTCTACAGCTGTTAATGCATTTATTGATATTTGCAGAGCATCTGTACAACAATCAGTATACTGCCAATGTTTTACACCACTTAACTCAGTACATTTTTTAGCAAGTTCAAGTTGTACTCCACGCATTTCTCTACCATCTTCAGTTTGGTAAGGATCATTCATTGATTCAGAAATTGCACGTAAATAGTCTATTTTATGTCGTTTAATTCTACGAGTGTGTGGGATAAATGCAATAGCTTTAGTCATTTAGTTACCTTTTTCAGTTAAATACACAAACTCATTATATCTTAAGAAAATTGATAGGTCAATATAAAAACAAAAGTGTAAGACCCTTGACTATCAATTTATAGTTACTTTACTATTGCATAATTCTCTTTTTAGTTGTATAAATATTTAACTAATAATGATAAAGGAGAAATTATGAAAACCATCAACTTTTGTGGTGATTCTTTTTGTCAGAATGAACAAGTATCAGCAGCTTGGACTGTGTTACTAGCATACAAACTAAATGCTTCTATCGTAGGCTGGGGTAAAGGTGGTTATGCGCATGAACATGCTATTCAAACCTTTGATGATACCGCTGACTATACTATTTTTTGCTGGACTGAGGCTCACAGAATTTATGTTGATAAAACATATTCTACAAATTTGTGTAATATAGAAGCTATGTGCGCTCCAGATAAACTAGATTTATCATCAGGTGTGAAGTTACGACAACCTGTACCTATACCTATACCTACAAAAAGAGATAAAGCTACTTATGCATATTACAAATATTTGTATAAGCCAACCTTACACCATGAAAGACAGATTAGAGATTTATATTGGTTTGATAATGTAGTTTTATCTAAGTACAAAGGTGTAGCTATACATCTATTTTGTTTTCAAAACACTTATACATTTACTAACGGTATAAATGTATCAGACATATTATGGGACAAGACAAGGGAGCATAAACTAAAAAAACTAAAAAAACTTAATCCAGACTATAAGATGCAAGACAATGAATATGAAACGTATGCAAATCACCTGTCAAAACAAGAAAATGCTAGACTAGCTGATAAAATATATAATATAATTAAGGAACACCATGAAAAGACCAACTATAAGTGAAGCAAAAACATTCTTTTATCAAAATGCACCGTTTGTTATGGACGAGTATCAAGATATGAAACAAGATTATGGTGAGTTTTTTGCTGCACGATACATCATTGAAATACTAATTGATTATAGAAATAATGAGAAGGAAGCAAGTAATGGATAGAATTGTAAATCCACTTAATGCCGTAGGATATTCAGACTGGGGTATTAAGCGTACAATTCGAGAAGCAGAGAATGTTTCACGTTGGAATCCGTGGAAGTGTCATGAATGGATGGAAGAAGCTAGAGACCGCATGGATCTAGATAATTTATTTCATGAAGAGTATGATTCAGCTGTACGTCGAATCAATACATATTGGCATATGCTTCCGCGCTTTAGACATCACAATCCTGACGAATTTTGGAAAAGGGATAAAGTTAGCTACCCACCAACCTATCTGGAACTAATGGTAGATGATTCTGATTGGTAGAATTTTCTATTTGCAACAACCCATAAACTATGCTATTAATAAGAGGTAAATTATGTACTTTAAACTTGTGTCAAAAAATGGTTATCGTGATCTAGTACGGAACGCACGTCGTATATGTGTTTCGCAGCTGAGTGAAGAAGAGAAAAGCGCAGCTTTTGTAGAGCTGTATGGAATACTTAAAGAGAAACTCTTCGAGTCTACGCGTTCACTTAATGTTGAAGCAGCTTATGCAGATCGCTGTATTCACTGGAATCAAAATGATCTTAGCCAAATCAAGCCTGTAAATAATATGAGAAATCCGTGGCTACGCTTCAAACGTGAGTTTGAACAATGTTTGGATGGGAAAATGCCGTCTAAAAATGTTGAGATAGCTTTGGCTTGGTTCTATGCAGCTCCATATCGTGATGATTGGATTGCTTCCTAGTACGACCGTAGGGAGTGTGCGAGCGTAGCCGGTACAGCTGCGCTCTTTTTATAAGTGAATAGTATAATGACAACAAAATATGATGATATGGTATGGAAAATTCTATGCGGTATGCCCATCGAAGTATTTGATGAGGACGACGACACTGTTTGGGAAAACGAAACATGGGAGTTAGTAAAAACAAGAACTGAAGGAGATTATAAGGATTCTAGAGCTATTGGTTCTGCAAATCTTATAACGGCTTTGAACATGGTTCATCAGAGATTGCTAGTAGATGGAACTGTATCTGATGATATAACAACATTAAGTCATGACATTTTTAATAATATTCTTGATAAGTTTACAGAACAAAAACTTATCAGAAAAAGACCTGAGAATATCAGAAAAACCTTTCAACTAATAAATTAGGAAAAAAAAAATGGAAGTAGCACTAAAAGCAGAATTACGTAAAGAAATCTCACGCATTGTAGATCTAATGATTCAAGGTGAGGCAATTAGAGAGTCTATTAATGAACTTAAAAAAGATATTAAGTCAGAATGATATTCCTGTAGCAACTATTACTAAAATTGCTACTATTGTTCGTAAAGAGAATATGGATGAAGAACAAGAAAAATGGGAAGAAATTAAAGAGTATGTAGAAGCATGTATGTAAATGTCTAGAATAATGGTGACCGGTGATTCTTGGTCAGCAGGGGAGTGGGATCCGACTCTCACTCCCGAAGAGACCAGAGCTTTTGCTGAAAAATATTCTATATCTAGATATTTAAGAGATTTAGGTCATGAAGTAGCACACGCTGCTAATCCTGGCTGGGGTGATTTTGTGTCTTTAAATTGTCTAATGACTCATGAAATGGGGTTTGATTTTGTTATATATGTTAAGACTTGTGCTACACGAGATTTTAAACACTTAACTCCAGAACACGGTCTAGTATACACTACTACTGATTTATTTGAAAAAATTAAGTTAGTAAAAGAATTAGAATATAACATAT